AAGGAACGCCAAGTCCGTGGCCACCTTCTGCTGGGCCTGGACCGCAGCTTCACTGGATCGCGTAAACGAGTCGAACAGCGATGCGGCACCGCTTGCCTGCTGACCAAGCTTTTGCAGTTGGCGATCCACCTGCGACAGACCCTTGGTCATGCCACTGGCATTTGCCGTGAACTGCACGCCAAGTCCGATCTGCGTCGCCATTACTTGCCCATTGCTTGCTTCAGTCCCTCCAGCTGCTCGAGCAGTTGAAGGTCATGCTGCGGTGCCTTTTCAATCGGTACGAAATCTTCCGCCTTCGGCGTCTTGCCTCGCTGGCAATATGGAGCCAGTGCCGCACTAGCCAGCAATCCGGTTTCCCGCCAGGTGTCAGGCAGCGGCGAATAGAAGCGGTGGTACGCCATCCATTCGCTGAGTTCGCGGGAGTCCATGTCCCGCATCAACTGCTTGACCGTCATGCCAAGGAAACCCGCCAGACGAAATATGAATCGCTTCGTCGGGCGGATGGCTAGTTTTTTGCGAGCTCCTCCACGTCTTTGTCGGTAAGAGCGTTGTGCTCCATGGCCTGCGTCCAGATGCGGCCGAGCACCTTGCTCGACTTCTTCGCCAATGCCTGTACGCCTTCGTCACCGGGGAAGAGCAGCTCCCCCTTCTCGTCGCACAAGCACTTTGCCAAGAACTTGGTGCGAAAGTTTTCCACGCCTTTGTTCTTGTTGAGCACCCAATCGTTTTCGTAGGCGTCACGCTCGCCGCAGGACATGACGCGGCAGAACACGGAGCCGCCCCACTCGGGCACCTTGATCTCCATGAGACCCATGTCATCCGCCGCCAGGATCTGTTCTTTCGTCAATGCCATTGGTTTCACCCGTCGAGAATCTTGAACGTCACGGTGTAACGGGTCACGCCGTTCAACTCAGGCGAGACGCTCAAGCCCTCATAGACTGCCTTGCACGTCAAGTTGGCTCCGCCGCCGCTGATGGTCAGGTCGTTGCGAACGCCATAGCTGGCAGTCGAAACGCCAGCCGAGCCGAGGCAGGTGAGAGACACGCTGCCAACATCGTCTGTCCAGACGACGCTGCGGCCTCGCGGCAGAGCGCCGCCATACGTCCACGCAAGGTCTGTGACCTCCGTGAACGTAGTGCTGCCGAAGGTCGCCGTGATCCCAGTGCTGTACGTGGCCACGGACCCCTCCGTGGCTCAGCTGTACTGGAACTCGGCCGAGCCCTTGACCACGTCGTTGACAGCCAGCGTGATCGTGCAGCTGTTGCACGTCGCACCGCCGCTGATCGAGATCGGGCCGCTGACGCTGAGCGTGCCAGTGGCACCCTGAGCGAGCATCCCGGTTCCGATGAACTCAATGCTCACGGTCTTGCCGGTGTCGCCGGCAGTGCCCTTGAGCGGGCGGGACTGAGTCAGCACGGTGGCCCCGGTGGTCTGGCCGAGGTGCGAGATGTCGATGTTGTCCTGGCCGGCGTTGTCGGCCACGGTCCACGTCAGGCCAGTGATCGAGCCGGTGAAACCGGGGAACGAAAAGCTCGTGCCAGTCGAATCATGAGGCGTGGTTGCCATGGCTGACTATGTCTCCTGCCACCAGATGTCGTAGGTCTGTTTCACCAAGTAGAGGGGCGACTCAGCACCCTCGACTTCCACCAAGTCATCGGCCTCGTCAATGAGGGCCGTCTGCTTCACTTCCGTATTGTCAAGGGTGCCGCCGTAGCCATCCAGAACGACCCGGCACTTGTCGGCCAAGTCCCGTGCAGACTCGTACGTTTCGCCATAGGCGAAAAGCTCCATCGTTACCCGCGGCACACCGACCGGGGCATTGAACGCCTGCTGACGCTCAATCCTGGCCCGCCGCCAGATGAGCAGCGGGTAGGCGATCTTCTGCGGCCCCACGTACCGCAGCGGGTATATGCGACCGCTGATGAGCGAGTTCACAGCCGTGGCGTTGACGAGGGCCGTGCGAAGAACGAACTCTGGAGACTTCATAGCGGCCCCCTAGCGATGCTCTGGAACGCCAGTTCTTTGACGGCAGCGTTGAATGCCTTTTCCATCTCGGCAACAAGCATCCCTTCAACGTTGCTGCGGGTTTGCTCCCACGCAGAACGCACTGGCGGCCGACCGAACCGCCCGCCCACCGGCATCTTCCCGGTCGAGACTAGGCGTCCGTCCTTTGTTTTCCTGAACCGCTCCTTGGTGCCGAACTCAACCAGCCCCTGGTGGTAGCCGAGCTTGGTGTTGTCATACGGCTCGTTCATCTTGCGGCCGCTCTTGTAGCCCAGGATGGCAATGCCAACGCCCGTGCGTGGGTACTTCTTGGTTTTGACGGCAATGGATCGGCGAAGATTGCCTGTCTCGCCTTTCGGCGTGTTTGCCTTTAGGGCCGCCAGCGTCCCGCCTTGCTCTGCCGCACGCTTCAGGCCGGCGGCCATGTGCTTGGCGGCAAGGGTTTTCGGCAACCCCTCAAACGCCGCCCGCAGACGCTCAAGCCCAGGCACGTTCATCGTGATGCGGATGCCGACCGTCTCAGCCATCGGTACGCTCCGAACAGACGGCTTCGTGCTCGCTGCGGTTGCCATGCTCGAGCAGGCTGACGATCTCCAGCGTGCGGCTGCGCCACGAGAACCGCATGGACTGCGTCAGGCCCGGCAGGTATCGCAGCCGCACTCGGTGCGTCAACTGCGTCTGCTCTTGGCCAGCAAGCATGGCCTCGCGGGCCGAGACGCCTTCCACGCTGGCCCACACGGCCGACGAGTTGCTCCACGAAAGGACAGTCTCGCCAAGCGTGTTGGTTGCACCGCTGGCAATCTGCACCGTGACACGCTCGCGGAGCTTGCCGGCGTCGATCATCGGTAGGAGCCCCAGCGTTGCGAGTCGAGCAGGGACTTGACGCCAAACTCAACTTCCTTGGAAATACTGCCGGTGAGCACGCTAGTGCGGAACTCGTACCAGTGGCCCACCAGCATCAAGATGGCGTGCCGGATCGCCGCCGGGACGCTCGAGCCGCTCGCCCCGTAGCCGGCCCACCACGTCACGCTGATGGCGTTGTCATCCTGCCGGTGCGGCGTCCACGTGCTGCCGTAGATGGGCAGGATGGCCCCCGGCGTGGCATTCCGGTCAACCCGGTACTCGGCCGTACTGTACGTGCTCGTCGGCCCGGCCTCCTGCGTGAAGGTCACCGTGACGGCCGTGGCCGTGCCGCTCATCACCATCGGCGGCCGGGGCAACTCGACCGGCTCAATGCCGCTGTCGGGGAACTTGTCGAACCGCATCACCCACTGGGTGTGCACCAGCGTGCGGTCAAGGTACTGCTCGCACCACTCACGGGCCGCCGTAATTAGCGTGCCGATGTACGTGTCATCGTCGCTCGTGTCCACCCGCAGATGGGCCTTGGCCTCGGCGAGCGTGACGGGCTCAACGGCTGGGGCGGTCTGGCGAGTCAGGCTTCGGTACTGCACGTGGGCGTCCTCGTTTGCGTGGCGTTGCGTCGGCCGTCTCGGCCTGGTGGTCAATGGCGGCCGTCTCGAGCTCCTGCTGCCGGTCCTCGACTGCGACCCGCTGAGCGAGCAGCTGGGTGGCGAGCCCGCCGGGGATCTCCACCACCTGGCCTCTGCGGTAGCCACGCCACGAGCGGGTGAACTTCAGTTTCTTCATTGCGGCACGCTCCATGCAGATTCCGGGCGTTTCAGCGTGTTCGTGAACTCCGTGGCCCACTGGAAAACAGGCGTGCCCAAGTTCTTGCCGGGCCACGTGACCACGTACTCGCCGTGACCGAGCACGACGCGTGGCGAGACGAAAACCTTGTTCCCACTTTCACGCCAGTTTTTCCAGAAGTAGATGTCATCATCGACGCGGCCTTCGTGCCACGAGCCATCGGGGCCGGGCTTACTCCAGAACCAAGGCTTCCTGCACCGCTTCAGGGCGGCCGTACTGATGACCGTGAGCCCGAAGTGGGCCGTGTCCACTTCCTGCACGGGCTCGGCGAACCACGCCGAGTCCACCTTGGTGCTGCCGTCAGGCGGCGGATTGTCCAGCGTGCCTTTCAGCGTGAGCATCGGGCGGCCGTCCTCTCGCTTCGTCTGCAGGCCGGTGATGGCGTCGCACTGGAACGTCATCGCCAAGGCAAACAAATGCTCTACGTCCTCTTTGGTGAAGAACGTGTCATAGTCGATGGTCAGCAGATACTCGGCCTTGTCAATGAACTGCTCCATCACGCGGGTATTCACCTGCGACCAGAACGCACCCGTGCCCATTGTGGGGCGAATGCCCAGCGGCATGAGTGCCTGACACCATGCGAAATGGTTCGCCGTAAAACTCAACCTGGGCATCGACAGGATGGCTTCCACACGGATGTCAACCTCCGTGCCGCCGACCTTGACCAGCATGGGCACCTCGCAAACGAGAGCGGGCCGCCCCGATTTGGAGCGGCCCGCCTAGTCTGCACATCACGTCAAGCCGTCAGGCTCACGCACCCACGAGGGCGATGACCGGGCCAGCCGCCGTGTCCGAGCCGAGCTCGCTCCACGAGATGGCGCACCGCATGGTCGCACGGACCACGACCTGATCGCTCAGGAACGCCACCTGATCGCTGGACGCGATCTCCAGGCCACGACGCACACCGAAGTGAGCGGCGTTGCGGAGGTTGGCGTACAGGGCCATGACCTTGCCGGTCTGATCGCCCGAGCCCACCATCTGGTGCGAGAGCAGCACCGGCGAACCCAGGAACGTCAGGCCGAGCCCCTGCGACAGACCGACCGACCCGCCCTGGGCGAGGTCGAGAGCCTGGAGGCAGGTGGCGAACGCATAGGGGGACACGATCCAC